CGAATCTTAACTCATACTCTAATAGCTTACGATACGTAAACACCTCCAACATTGACTTAAACTGTATGCCGTCTACTACCTTTTGAGTAGCTTTTATCTTTCCTCTGCTTCCTTTTTTGGGACCAGCCTTTCGTACAGTATTGGATCTAGTTCTTGTATTTCGTTTAGCCATTGTTGCTCTAATTGTTTTGCAATTCTGATGTCTTGAACATCAAAAGTAGTGTAAGTACCTAAGTTGCTGAACAAGTTTGCACAATTTTTTAATATAGTGTCAATCTTCTCTCTAACTTCTGGGTCTGTATGATATTTAGAATCAGTCATTTATGGGTAGTTGGATGTTAATTATTCTTTTTGCACAATCTTTTCCATGATCTCTAACAAGATCTGATATATCCTTAGATCTGTAATGAGCTGGGATAATAATATTGATTAACTGATACGTACTACAAATTTTGTTGGCCATAGTCTGGCCTGGATTTGTATCAGAATTAAAATCATTATCATACAACACAACAACTAAGTCAAACCTTGAGTTGAGATGATCAATAAACTTCTGACCAGGCAACTGCATCTCACTTTGAAATGCTACAGCTTCGAATCCAATAGCATTCAAAGTCATAACATCCTTTAGTGATGAAGCAAGAAAGACAATGTCTCCACTGTCTTTCAATTGGCCATAGCCTTGGATATCATTTTTAGTAGTATTACTGAACCACTTACCCTCTGTTTCCAACGGTCTGTAGATTTTATATCTCCCGTTGATATTATATGCATAAGCCAGAGTGTGGCAGCTATACCGAACCTCATTGATCCAAAAGTAATCGATCGGCTCTACAGCAAATTTAGCTAATAAATCTAGGGAAATCCCAAACTTACTCCAGAATTTAACATCTTCTTCAGTCCACCTTCTACTACGTTTAGCAATGATGGTGGGCTTTCTTTCCTCAATAACTTGATTACCATAAGTAATAGCCATCTCAGCTCTAGTCACGGTCCCTAAGTGAAGACCTAGTCCAAAGTCGGCATCTATTACCTTAAGTGCTTCTATAAATGTCAGACTGTACTTACGTTGCACATAACTAAAACAATCATGGCTCTCCCCATTCCCGAAATCCTTGTACAATAGTTTCCCATTGTACTGGATTATCGAGCATGTTGGAGATTTATCTTGTCTGAGTTCACTACAAAACTTGTCACCGTTTTTCTTAAAACTGTGACAATAAAACTTAAAGATATCGTACTCTGAGATTTTACAAAGAACAGAGTCTTTATCTAAGTAAGCATCGCTGTTCCTTATTTGTATCATATTTACAAAAATAAAGAAAGGGGCACGTAAGCCCCCTTCTCATTTAATCTAAACACTTAATCAATAAACATATACACACACTAAACAACTTACATTTCCCAAGCATCAGCAGATGACTCTGCTGGTACTGCTACAGGATCAGCCACAATCATAGTTGGGGAATAAACCTGTAACTTAAGATCTTTGTTGTATTCAGCATTAAAAGAACCGTAGTCCTCATTCAAAGCCTTAATAAACAAATCATCTCTCATTGGCTTTAGACGACCAAAGTGACGATTGTATACAGCTTGATACTTACCATCTTTAGCACCTACAAGGACACGTAATTTGTTAGCACTAAGTACTTTAACATACTCCTGCAACTCTTTTACATCACCCTGAGCAATAGCATCGATAGTATCAAATGATACCTCCCCACCGTTGGCTACGTTAGCCCAAGCCTTGGTAAAGTTAATCAAAGTATCCTCACCTACATAAGCTTTTCTTGTTCTATCAGCATTTTTCCACCAGTCATAGGCAGGAACGTCTGCACTCCATGTAGTCTGACCAATGTTGTTAGCCCACATAAACTTACCTCCATCCTTAGATGCACGGTGCTTAGCTTGCATCAAGATCTCGAATCTTGTAGTAAAAGATGCACCAGGAACTTCAGACTTAAGCCAGAATACTAGCTTATTATAGTCCTCTTCGTTCAAGGTTACCTTATACTCAGGTTCGGTCTTAAGATTAATACCAAGCTCTGAAAGCTCACTTAGGTTAGGGTTAACTGCAACTACTGATACTGGGGCAATACCTGTGTAAAGGGTTATACCACCTGTTGCTACAACTTCTTCTGAATTATTCGATTGAATAGCCATTTTTAATAATTTTTAACGGTAATACATTTTATAAACTCTGTCTCTACCCCTTCACAATTCTGCCTCTGCATCGACAATCAAGTCAAGCAAATCGAGTTGGTTAGGATCTGTAACCACGTGCAAGTCGTGACCAGGTGTCACAGGTTGAATGTTTGGGATGGTTACTGGATTGCTTTCTACTGTGTCATCTACAATAGATATACGTGTAATCTTACGACGAGCACGTAGACCCTTAAGCTTTGGGTGCTTGAATACTTCTATAACTTCTGCAGTTGATAGGCCGTACTTAGTAGCAATAGCTGCTCTGTCTAGGCCGTTATTCAAATCACCAAGAACTGATGATATAGTAATTACTGTGGTTGGTTGTGTTGCAACATCTTGTGCAACGGTAGCTTCAATTGCCATTTGATTTAATGTGTTTAGTCAATATAAATTTTACTCCAATCAAGTTCCATAACTTGACCTTTTAAATGATCACAACGAGAACCTGCAGTGATTTCTTCACTAGAATCGAATGAAATCATTGTCTTGTCTCCATCTCTATAAACGTAGCCTATGGCATCCGAATTAGAGCAAGCAATGTTTCTAATCTTACCAGTCAAGTCGAGATCTTTAGCAGATACCTCCTTACCTTTCTTCTCAAGCATCTTATCTTTGAGGTGGCCGATATAGATGATATGATCAGAGAGCATCTCTAATCTGTCCATCCATTTCTTAATAGCCATTCTCAAGTACAAATAGCCTGCACCCTGAGGAAGAGACAATACTGATAACCCTTTGTTATCTGCATCGAAGTTCTTACCCATCGGGGTTTGTCTGTACAACTCTTTAGCCTCTGACTCACACCAAACTTCTAATTGTGTGAGAGTGTCGATAGCTATGTACTTGTAGGGTTTCTTGGCCTGCATAATGGCCTTCCCTACTTGTGCTAACTCTGCAAGATTTGCAACCTTGATTTTAAGTGCCTCAACCATGTCAGATCCTTGTTCCAGGTCTATGATTAAACACCCATCAAGTTTAGCAATTGCAGTAGTTTTACCAATCTTTGGGGGCCCGTACATAATCATATGTCGTGGGCTCTTCCTTCCAACTGGTACTTTCTCTGTTGGCAATACTAACTCCATTTGTTAAGTTTTAAATTTACTTTTTACCATACTTTGTAAAGTAATAGGTTTACTTCTTAGGTCTTTCTTTAATCGAGAAAGTAGACAGATCTGATTCGTAAGGAATCATGCCTAGCTGGCCATCCCTATTCTTTTCTACGTGACATGCAAGCAAACCTACTGGGTTCTCACCACAGTATGCATCTGTTATCCCGTATAAATCATATGGACGTTGAAGCATCATAACCACGTGAGCATCTTGGCCTATTGAGTCACCCCCGAATAAGTCAGTTAGCTGTGGTTGATACTGCTGCTTAGCACGATACTCTTGCTCGATGTTCCTGTTTAGCTGAGACAATAGGATATTGATTACCCCAAGTCTAGCCTGCAGCCACATACAAGTTTTAGATATCTGATTAAGCTTCTGTAGTTCTGTATCCTCAGACCCTAGAATAAGTCTAGAGTGGTCGAAGAGGTTGATTATTGTGTGGTTTGGGAACTTGATGTTCACCCTGTTATTCACCTCTTTAATCTTAACCATATTCTGAGGAATAGAGCAGAAAAATATCGGGTATTTACGATACTTATCTACTGCCTTCTCATAGTCGTTGACCTTCTCGTCAGAGAGTGGGGACTCGATACTATAGAGGTCAGAGAACTGCAGCTTAACATCGTTAGCTGCTGCCCTCATAATCTGTTGATAGTCTGGCATCTCGAAACTCCAATAAAGGAGAATCATTTTCTTGTCCTTGTTTCTGTCTAGAAGATCGAAGACCAATTGGTTAGAGAAAGCTGATTTCCCTACACCTGGTCTCCCAGCAATTACATACATTTTCCCAGGCTGCAAACCACCAAGAAGATTCTTATTCAACCTGTCCCAACCAGTAGGGAATACAATCCTATTACCAAGCTTAGCAAGCTTAATCTCTTCGATTGATTTATCTACTGATTTTGAGATGTGACGAAACTCTTTTAAAGTCTCATCTAGATTGTTAGAGTGATCTTGTGATTCGTCCTGTGGCTGATTCAGGCTCTGTTGTGTCATTTGTGTCTGTGTACTTTTCCCAACTGTGATTATTAATCCATGTATCAAGCATCTGCATATAGCCTAAGCCATTACCTTTCCTACGAAAGTCTAGTTCCCTGTTAAGGCACTCGATAATTCTATCGTGTTTCTCCTTATCAGTTCCCACAATCTTCTTGTACTTAGCTTTGGATTTACTATTAGCTTTAGAGTCTGGGTCTTTTGCTCTGAGCATTCTAACTGTACCCTGATTCATAACTTTAAGTGGGAATCGGGAGAGGAGACCATGCCACATCTGATCGAAATTTGAAAGAGTACTAGACTCAAACTTATCCCTTAATGTAACATCGTCATCCTCCCCGATTTTGATCCACCCATTGGTTTGCAATAACTCTAAATCAACATTTAACTTAAAACTAGGGTCAATTTCTTTTCGACTCAGCATTAGCAAGTAAACATACTCATCTGGACATAAGCCAAGAGTAACAAGCCTTTCAGTATCAAGTTCTATGATCATAAAGATTTCTGTTATACTATCTATACTGAATCGTTTTCAAATATAAGAAGAAATTCCATCAATCCAACTGATGTTAGATAAATTTTTAATGGCATTTTGCAACCATTTTTCTTCTTGACTATCTTTCACATAGAGAATTATCACCTCACCAACCTTGTCTTTATCAGACAATCTTAGTAGACGACCAACTCTCTGGATCATCTGCAATGCTTTTGAGTCAAGGCCACAGATAACACCTAGGTTAGCATCATGCACATCAAACCCTTGATTCAAGGCCTTTGTAGAGCATAGCACCTTAACAGTGCTGTCTTTAAAGTCCTTGAGAGCTGAATCCTTTTCTTTCTTCTTGAGTTTAGAATGATATCTAGCTACTGGGATGCCTTCATTTGCAATTGCCTCGTGCATAGAATCAGTAAACTCATTACTACCGCCAAACGTCAGTATCTTCTTATCAGGCATAGCCTTAGCTATCTGAGCAGTATAAAGAATTTTGTTATGAGCCTTTTGA